AACATAGCCGGCATAGTCAACTGGGTTTTCAATTTCAATTTTTAAAGTTTCTCCTGTGCGGCTAATTTTTACACCGTTGGCATATTGCAGAATTTCCTGTGCAGTGGGTTTACTTTTTTTGTTTGCCGCTTCTTCCTGTGTTTTTGAAATCCATCCCCGCCGGAGTACTCCGCCCTTTCTTCCGGATGGATTAACCCTCTTTTTATAAACATCACCTTTTTTGTGATTTTTAGAATTTTGCTGTGCCGTCACTTCAATTTCTTTTGAATAATCCCCAACCGGCGTTCTTTTGATCACTAAAGTTAAAAGCCTTGCTGCCAGATCCTTTGCGCATGCCTCCACAAACGCATCCGGATCCTGTAATTTTTCCAGTTCTCTCTGCAGTTCCGTAAGTCCACGGATATTAAAATTTCCCATTCCAGCCATTATGCATACCTCTCTGACAGTATGAGTACAATTTCCTGATGCGTCGGATAAACCGCAGGTACACCACTGCATTCATATGCACGTGTGATGCCTGCCTGCGTGACTGTGATCTTGCTTCCAGACTTAATCTTTGTATCAGGGGACAGGAATAGTTTTGTGACCTGTGCTGTTTTTGCTGCTGATTCTGTCTGATCTACGGCACTGACATTCGAATATGACAGGCGGCATGGCTCATCCTCTAACACAACCACTTCCTTTTCCGATGTGATCTTTGTTCTCGAATCTTTAATCGGCTGAAATTCCGTTACTGTGCATTTCCCATCGTATGTCTCTTCCTGCGCCTTTCTTGCCATTGCCTGCATTTTCTTAATTGCATCTGAGATCATCTCCACGCCACCTTTCTGTATCGTTTCAATGAGGATTCATAATTTTTCAGCACTGTGCTCTTAAAATTGTCATCCACATACTGACGGAATGAGGTAGAAGTGTCCCCCTCAGAAATAGAGGAAACCGCGCCAACTGCTGCCGACTCACTTCCAATATTTTCATTCCGATACAGATCCATTGCCATGCGATAGCCGGTGTTTATCAATCCATCCGGCATTTTCTCCACATGGCAATAGTTTTTTATGATTTCCTCCACATCTGCAATGACAAATTCAAGTACCATATCCTTAGAATCATCCTCAATCCCAAGAAGTGCCTTTAATTTTGCCAGATCCATAGGCTACCCGATCTTATGCTTAATTGCAACGATACGAAGCTGTTTCGGTTCGTATACCGGATTCCAGTTCTCTGCCATTGCAAGTTCTGCCCTCGTCGGAGTCTCCACATGCTCACGTTTTGTCCCGGTGTACGCGATTCCTCTCGGATGCAGGATAAACGCTTTACGGTTGATCAGATAATCCACACCGCCGCCAGTCTGCTTGTCACGGTCCACCTCAGTAGCAACATGACCGACCGGAGAACCATTGCCGTAAGCAACTGCTCCATTACCGAAAAGGTATGTTGTGTATACATTATCAGCAACCGGGCATCCATCATCTACGGTCACACGTCTGCCCTGATAGATGTCAAACTCAACATCTGTAGAATCACGCTCTGTCTCGATCAGGTTCAGCTTTTTCAGATAAGATTTTGTAGCAGAGTGCATTGCCACACCGGTAAGCTGTGACTGTGCATCTCCAAGCATCTGACATGCATCGATAAATGCAGATGCGCTAATCTGCTTTGCAGCCTCTGCTTTTCCTGTAGTCAGATCAAGAATATGATCTGCCATTCTGGTCTCCGCTTTCGGTGTTCCGCTTGGATCTGCCGTGGTGGTTCCAAATACGCCCGCAAGAATCGCAATCAATTCCTTCTGCATATCGCGCGCCCAGTACTGTGCCACCAGATCACCGATTGCTTTCATCGGGTCTGCAC